AAAGATAAAACTTCTGCTAGATACTGGTCTTGTTATCAATGGCGTGCAAACGCACCAGTCAATAACTAATACCTCACACATATAAATAAAACAATACATAATGACAATCAAGGTGAGCGAGATATCAAAAAAAACCTCTTTAAGGAGAAAAGTAAAATGTTAAAATATACAAGTGCTATTCTAGCACTCTTATTTACGACAGCTGCAACAGCAGCTGAAATAACGCCATACGGCACAATCAACTATAAATGGTCCCATGATGAAAACACTTCAGGTGTTGCATCAGATAAATTAGGAGACAATGGTTCTAAAATCGGTATTAACATTATCGAAGAATCATTAGAAGGTTCTTCTATTGGTGCATATGCTAAATTAGAAGTCGGTGTAGATACAGATGACGCTGCTTCGAATACATTTGATTCAAGACTTGCATATGTAGGTTTATCAAGTGATATGGGAAATGTTTCTGTTGGTCGTCAATCCCACCCTTATACAGATAATGTTGCTACAACAGCAAGTGTCTTTGAAGTATATGGCGGAAGTGCTTCTCATTCATACGGAACAAGAAGTTCTAACTCATTAGCATATTCTAATACAATAGGTTCTATATCTATTGATGCATTAACAATTGTTGATGGTGCTTCTGGTCAAGATGGCATAGACGCATACGAATGGTCTGCTTCTACTGAAATATTAGGTAGTACAGTATCAGCAGGTTTTGCTGATGATGTTGCAAACGACATATCATACTATGGTGTTGGTGCAACAACTGATATAGGTCCACTAAGTGTGGCTTCGAGTTATACAATTAAAGATGCTGCTACTGATTTATCAGCATATGAAGTTGCTGCAACTTATAAACTACTTACAGTAGGTTATGGTGATTTAGAAGGAACAGGAAATTATACAACTGTTGGTGTTTCAAAAACATTAACAAAAGGATTGACTGTCTTTGCTGAAACACAACAAGCAGATTTAGATACCGGTACTGACACAACGAGTTGGTCTATTGGTTCTAAATTTAGTTTCTAGATAATTGAAATTTGATGGTATCCCCCTTTAGGGGGTACTATCTATTGGCCGTTAATAAACTCTAATTCTTTTACTTTGAAGTGCAGGTTTTGTGAATCCAGCAAAGATGATTCTTAATGGATTAAGCATTGATGTTTTGAAGTTTTGAACTTGATGAAATTTAATCATGTGTATAGTCCTTTGTATAAACTTCTAAAGTTTTGTCCGTTAAACGATTTACGATCTAATTTTCTCATTCTATATTCTAGGTCATAGTTATCTACTGATTGTGATAGATATTCTTCTTTCAGTTGTGTTTCGGTCTTAACAGCAAGTGTTCTGCCGAATAGTATATTAAGTAATTTTTTCATTTTAGTCCTTTCTGTGATTGATAGTATTTGTGGTGTTGAAGTGCCGACCTCCAGTCAGAGCCATATTCAGTTTTATAGTACCGTAAGAGCTCAGGGTTATCGTAGTTGTGTGTATTATTAAAAAAACTATTGTTAATAGGAAATAGTTTGGTAAAGTTTTTGAAAAATTGTAACATTGTAGGCCTTTCATTCACAAAATATTTAGATAAAAAAGTGTTGAGTTCTCTTTGTTATTTTGAGATGACACCTGTGCGTTTTTGATATAGTGTCTTACCTATATCTTACATACTACATATATAATGCTTGGTTATTATAAGTACTCATGTGCGTCCTTCAGAGACCCCTCCAAGCTAGCTTGGAACCAGAGTTAAGAGTTCTTAGTAATGGTCTTGTGATAGTTGTATGATAGCATAGTGTATGACTTTTAGTAAGTCATTCTTATTGTGACCATCTTTCTTACCATATCTTTGAGCATACTTTAATATGTTACCCATACAGAAACCTGTACCATGACCTTGGTCAATGATAGTCTCGGTTGCCTGTCTAGTCACATCTTTGGCATAGTGTGAACCATAAGTATTATTAATATAGTTTATGATATCGTCTACTATTTGATCTTCTCTAAATTTATATTCTGGCATTCATTTCCTTTCATAACCTTTTGTTGTTTAGTGTATTGCATATTGACATTTTTAATTATTCTACTTCTAATGCCAGCAGGACACAAACCTAACATTTTACAGTAATCAACGAATTGTGGGTCGTTTCCTACAATCCAGTCAATTGCTGATTTTTTGTGTTTAAGGTATTTCTTGTTTCTACCTTGATAACCGGCATCTTCAACAGCTTGCATAATAACTGCTGTGATTAGTTTTTCGCCTTCGTAGTTCATATCTTTCATATTCATATTTTAGTCTCCTATTATTTGTGAAAAGTACGCCCAATAGTTGTCGCCATTTTCAGATTGATATCCGATTGATCCTGGATAGTCGAGTTCAGTATCATATTCTGAAATATGAGTACCTAGTTCTCCTGCAGGGTCACCAGTTTTAGTTGCAATTGATATGTCAGTAATTTTGCCATATCTCATACTTGATCCGCAAGGTCTTGGACTTACGGTCACTTCGTCACCTATTTTAATTAACATCATTATTCTCCTTATCTTTTATTCTTGCATATAACTCAACAGCCATATTCAACTGACTAGCAAGTTCAGGCCATTTTGAAACGAGACTGTAAATAAATAAATCTCTTTGGTCTTGATCCATTCTTGCAATCTGTTCGACAGCTTCTTCAGCAATAACTTCGTTCATAACTTCATTAGTATCCATAATATATTCCTTTCTAAGTTAAGTATAGGGGTCCTGTCCATTGCATATGGTAGTTACCATCTAGAACATTTCCTCTTGGTTGATTAAGTGCAGGTGCAGCCCAACTTGCGGCCTTTAAAACATCACCTTCTTTGAAGTGTTTAAATGCTTTCTTTACAATAAAAGAATGAACCAAATTTTTACTAATCACTTTAATATACTTCGGTCCTTCTTTTACATCCCAAGCATTAGCAAAGACATCTTGCATATTTTTATTATCACAAAATTTATTGTAATCTTCAATAGAAGCATGCAATAAATTATTGCGATACCGTCATCAATAGTTTTTGCAGGGTTTTTTATTTTTATCATAATATAGTCCTTTCGTTTAATTGATTATGTATCCATTATACACGAAAACAAGCACAATGCAAGAAAAAAATGGATTATTCAATGGAATAAAACCCTTATTTTTCAACAAGTTAGGGGTGCAGGTTGTCACACCCTCTAAAACCCTTATTTTCTGTGTTTTTTTGTTCATTATCTATAATATACACTACAAAAAGCATAATGTCAAGAAAAAAATGGATAAAAATCCACTTTTTTGTTCGCTTTTTGTTCTTTTTTGAAAAAAAGTCGAAAAAATCACAATATTTCAGAGGTTTTGTAAATTTCTTATAAATAGTTTGTAGATAATTACACAAAATTAAAGGAAAAAATCAATGTATGAGTATAAATGCAAAATTATTAAAATAGTTGACGGAGATACCGTTGATGTAGACCTTGATTTAGGATTCGGTGTCTGGCTCAGAGATGAAAGAGTAAGAATTATGGGCATTGATACTCCAGAATCAAGAACAAGCGATAAAGTTGAAAAGATTTTTGGTCTTGCTGCTAAAGAAAGAGTAAGCCACTTACTAGGAGATGAAGCAACTCTATTATCACAAGTAAAAGGTAACGGAGAAAACATGAAAGGTAAGTTTGGTCGTATTCTTGGTGATTTCAGAACACCACAAGGTGACTTATTAACTTCTAAGTTAATGGAAGAAGGTCATGCTGTAGCATATACAGGTGGTAATAAAGAAAAGATTCAAATGAAACATTTAGAGAACAGACAAAGACTAGTTAATGAAGGTAAAGTTAATGTTGATGGTATGGAAATAACCAAACCTGCATTAGTACAAAAGCCTATCGTTGAAGAAGTTGTTGAAGAGGTTTCAGAACCTGTTAAAAAAACAACTAAGAAAAAAACTACTAAAAAGAAATAGGAGATTATTATGAAATTTTTATCAAAGTTGTGGAAAAAATTGGGCAAAGAAACTGAAGTAGAACCAGAAGCAAAACCAGTAAAGAAAACACCAACAATTAAAAAAGTAACAAAGAAGAAAACTAAAAAGAAAACCGCAAAGAAAAAATAATGCAAGGCGTTTTTGTTATTAAAGACAAGGGTGAACTTTTAGAGTTTAGCAACTATGACGACATACCTAAAAGTTTTGACAATGTTATTAGATTTGAACCTATTGCTCCTGAACCTCCTCATACAGAGGAAGAACATGAAGAAATGGAAAGTTATAACAACAAATTAAAAGAGTTAATGAAAAGAGAAAAAAATTAATGCCTGCTGTAACAAGAATCGGTGACGCTGATGTGGCACATTGTAGTGGTATGACAAGAGCACAAGGTTCTTCAAATGTATTTGCTAATGGTATAGGAGTTTCAAGACAAGGTGATGTGAATACTACTCATTTACTACCTGGTGCTCCTTGTCCAGAACATACAGCAGGAATTACCTCTGGATCAGGAACTGTGTTTGTTAATGGTAAAGGTTGTGGTCGTGTTGGCGACGGCATAAGTGCTTGTACATCTGTGGCTGCAGGATCTAGTAATGTGTTTGCAGGTTAACGGTATAAATATACCAAAGGAGAGATTACTAAATGTCAAGATATGACGCTACACAAACAAACGAAAGTAATAGAAGTTCTAGAATCTATAAAGACTTAGATTTAGACTTTCAATTAAATTCTGCTACTAAGGATATTCAAAAACTTACGGATGTTGAATCAGTAAAAAGAAGTGTACGAAACTTGATTAATACTAATCACTATGAAAGACCTTTTCATCCTGAAATAGGGTCTAATTTAAGAGCGATGTTATTTGAACTTATCACTCCACAAATGACTCATGTTATATCAAAACAAATAGATTTACTAATTAAAAATTATGAACCAAGATGTAGATTAGTTCAAGTTAATTCACAACCAGTTATAGAAAGAAATGGTTATAGATGTCAAATATCTTTTTATGTGGTTAATTATCCTGAGCCAGTAGAAGTAGAAACATTTTTAGAAAGATTAAGATAATATGGCAACTAAATTAGAAATATCAGAATTAGATTTTGACGGTATCAAAGAAAATCTAAAAACTTTTTTATCTCAACAAGATGAATTTAGAGATTATGATTTTGAAGGTTCTGGTATGTCAGTTCTTTTAGATACACTCGCATACAATACACACTATCTTGGATTCAATGCGAATATGTTAGCAAACGAAATGTTTTTAGATAGTGCTGATTTGAGAGCATCAGTAGTATCAAAAGCAAAACAAGTAGGATATACACCAACAAGTGCAGTTGCGGCTCAGGCTGTTATTGATGTGACAGTCACTTCTGCTTCTGGTGCTTCTCTTACCATGACAAGAGGAACATCATTTACAACTGCTGTAAATGGAATAAACTATTCCTTTGTAAACAATTCTAATATTAGTATCACACCGATTGATGGTGTTTATAAATTTAGTAATGTAAGTATTTTTGAAGGAACATATTTAAATTTTAAATATACAGTAAACTCGTCTGATACAGATCAAAGATTTATCATACCGAATAATAATGTAGATACAAATACATTAACAATTAAAGTTCAAGAATCCTCTTCAGATTCTACAACAAGCACTTATACATTGGCAACTGGTATTACAGGACTAGATTCAACATCAAAAGTTTTCTTTTTACAAGAAGT